ATCATAAATTCTTTGCATTTGTTCTGGTGGTGGGGTTTGGTTGATTTCCTCATCTCTTATCATATCCTCAATAATCTGGTCTATGTCAGATTCATGGATGCCGTAAATTAATTTATCTACTGGCTCATCATTTATCCCATCCAACCCTAACTCATGGCAATTACGAATCGCCTGAAGCCCTTTGCTGATAGCCCATATTATAAGTTCTCCGTCAGGCAAAGAGTGGTAATCCCAGTCGTCAAGGATGGCTTCTGCCTCTGCATAGCCCCAATCATCTATAGTGCTACCTGTAGGTGCATCGTAACTCATTTACTGCCTCCTTATCCCCGAATATATCGGGCGTTTTGTTTGTGTGTTCCTCAATCATCAGGTCAACTTCCTCCTGGCATAGCCGGATAAGCTCAAGGATCGTGGTGTCTTTAGTCATGCGCCTCCTTTCTAATTCAGGTCAGCCAGGATATACTCACCGCTTTTGATCTTGGCCTCTGTCTCTTTTTTGGTTTCGCCTAGCCACTGGTTGCGATACTTCCCAGTTGTCCTCGAATAATCCCAGTATGTCTCGTCAAGATATACCTTCCTCTCACCATGACTGTATATTTGGCAGGCTATGATTGATCGGTAGCTCTGGAAGTATTCTCTTGTTTCCACGCCTTCCTCTTGGACTGTTATCTCATACTGATTCGGGACTGGATGCTGTGACCTATCACTTACCATGTTGCGTACTCTGACTTTAATGTTCTTGTATTCCATCTTGTAACTCCTTTCTATTTATTAGCTCGTTAGATATGACAGCGCTTGCTCGTAGGTCAGTTCGGCGTCTTCTCCGGCTTCGATCTCTTCGCTGATCGTAGCTATTAGCTCGTCAGCCTCATAGATGTCTTCGGAATACTCTTCACTCTCGTCCTCGTTGTCATAGTCTCGAATGATTAACTCGACTCCCGCCGACTTCTCTTCTACCTCGGCGACACCGCCGGACACCGTGATTAATACTCTCTTCATTTGATCCCCTTTCTATATCCAAGTTCCGTAGTACCAATAGTTAGCCAGCTCACCGAGAAAGTTACCGATATAGGGTAAGCCCACCTGGTCGAAGTAACTTTCGATGAACCAGAATAACAGTATCAGCCACATATTAAACCTCCTTCTTTGGCCTGCCTAGTTTTTTCTTTGGTGGTTTCCAATATCCATAGCCATAATCAATCATTGACCCGCAATCGAAGAATATCCTAACTGTATCATAGTATTCGTGTTTCAACCCATAACAAAGGTGCTGGTGATAAGGGCAATATACTCTTGTTCTCTTAGGGTTAAGACAAGTATAAATATGTATATTCATTGTAGTACCATTGAGCGGGAGTTAAATTTAAATCCGCAAGGCATATCATTTATTGTTACTTGAAACTCTTTTATATCCCCATTGTTATAATAAGTGAATACTTTGTCTATTGGGGCAACAATATCTATTGTTAGCCTATGAAATGGTCCTCCCCAGGGATAGCGTAAGTCCCAATATCCCTCCCCCTCAGTTATTAATACTCTTATGGTGTCCATCGTTCAACCTCCTTATTTTATTTAACGTTTAACGCTATCCCCGGCCGATCATGTAAGCCGGGGGCAGGGTTAGACTATTGGCTTCTATTGCTAACTTTGTTAGCTTGCTCACAATTAACACAATCAGCTAGTAAATCCCTTAACCTATTAGCATGATTCTCGCCAACACAGTTTAACTCAACAAATCCATTAACCCCATCGTACACAAATAAATCGTATACCTTGCTATTATCTGATAGTTTAGTGACCACCTTCTCAACTTTCATCTTGATTAACTCCTTTCTATTGTATTTACTTAACTTCTGGTCATTAATTCATCATTGCAATAATACATAAGTGATGTGAAGTCATACCTGTAATTGGCTAAAAACATTTCATCTTTAAGTAACTCACATAAACAGTCCCTGATCTTTTCTACCTTAACAATGTCTAGCTTCTTAAAATGTTCTTCCCATTGTTTTCCTGTTGCCATAACTCTCCTTTCGTTTTTTGATTTAATTATAAGGCTGTGATTGGCTCATGTATTCATACTTGGGGATGATTGTTGTTAATACTTTTAGCCTATTTTTTATACCAGCTCTACGCCCCCCGAAAGGACTATACCTCTACTCCTAAAGTATCATTGACATAATATACTGCATCGTTATACTAGGTACTTGACAACATGTGATACCCTTATTAAATATACGTCTCTATATATAAGACCTAACTTATACTTACGTCTCTATTAAGAATAAAGATTATATAATAAGATAAGTAGAATAAGAAAGAGAATAAGAAAGAGAAGAGAAAATCGTCACTACTGCTTGTAACTTCACTTTGTAACTTTGACATAATGTTTAATGGTTAATCGTATGTTGTATCTAGGCTATTGACATCTGTTAAGGGTTGTGATATATGGAGAGAGGATAGTTAATTATCTGTTGAGTATTGTTAATTGTTTATTGAGGATAGTTGAGAGATGACTTTATCACGTCTTTCCACAATCAGCGATGATAAAAAAGAGAAGTATCTCGAAATTCTCCCTCAATACCGATATATCAGCCGGGCTTGTAATGCACTGGGGATAGATAGGACGCTCCCGTATTACTGGGAGAAGGTTGATCCAGAGTTTAAAACCCGCCACGAAATAGCCTTAAAAGAGTCTGAGCGCTTTTTATTGGAAGATCTGGAAACAGAGATTGATAAACGTGCTACCGTAGGCGCTGAGATACCCCTGACGTACAAGGGCGAAATAGTAGGATCATATAATCAACCGTCTGATAACCTCCTGATGTTCCGCACTAAGGCCCTAGCTCCAGAGAAATACAGGGACAACCCTAAACTGGCCAAGTAGCACACACATACAACATCACCATACAGGGATCAGAGACAGATCGCTGGGAGCTGGAACGTACCATAGCAGGTGAACTAATCGAGGGTGAGTTCACAACTGAAGGGGATTGACTTCGCATAATAGATACTTGTGCGAACTAGAACGTATGTTCTATTGGCAAGGGGATAGGCACATGGGAAAAGAACTTCTCGTAAAACACGAAGCCAGCAGGCAGGAGGGAGACGGGGGAGTATGTCCCCTAACAACGCCAGCGCCCATATACAATAAGGCCCCCACGAATATTTTCTAAACAAAAAGGGTAAACATGCTAACCGAAGATGAGGTAATAGCCTTTGACAAATCGAAAGTAGTAGAGATACCCGAGGTAGTCAAGTTCAAGGGGTTATACTACAAGGTGAGTATAGAGAGGTCTGGGGATTTACTTCAGGGGTTGGTTGGGTTTAAGAGCATAAAGCTACAAGAGTTAAAGATAATAGAGGGTGGTGATGAAAGGCAAGGGCCACAAGGCGAGTAGTGGGAAGGCGAAGGCGGAGAAGCTAAAGGCTAGGCGGAGGAAGAAGTAGATAAGGCTGGCCGGGGTGAATTACAGAAGCGAGAAGGTGAGGGAGAGTCTGATAATCGCTGGCCGGCCTTGTTATAAGTAGGTGTCATGCCATTAAGAAACACTATGTTATGCGGGGAATTTGTGGGAGGTAGTTGATGGGGAAATTTCTGCCAAACAACTTCAACGATGCGCTGTGCGTGGTACTGATGACGATGATATTTGCGATGTGGATGCTGGATGCAGCGTTCAGGGAGTTCACGCCGGATGACAAGGTGATGGGTGCGACCATCGCCTTTTTCACAATGATAGGGCAGTATTATTACAGGAAGAAAAGTTCTGAGACAGGATAAACGGCTTACGAGGCGGAGTCGTGAAATAAGGAGGTACTTATGGACTTTGGTGTTCTGATGGACATGCTGATGGTACTGGCGCTCACAGTTGGTATTGTCGGTGGGCTTTCCGTTGTGGCCATGCTCCTGCTGCATATCCTGGCGCAGAGAAGCCAGCAGCACATGGAAGAGCTTGGTGTCAACAGTGTAGTTGCGATTATACGACTTGGCGTACTCGGGATCATCGGTGCTAACAACATCGAGAAGATTGACAATCAGTTGGAGGATTCCGCCCCTAAAACATAACTGGCCAGTTTGATAGAGTAGTCGCCTCACTCTATCAATAAAGGAGGATTTATGGTAAATGAGCATCCGGAAGGCAAAGTCTGTCCGTTGAGGATGTTCCAGTTCATGCAGGACCAGGGCTGCATCGGTGACAAGTGCATGTGGATTTGGAAGTGCAGGGAGCCACAGCCAGCAACGCAGGAAGATATTTTTACTATTTATGCAGGCACTCATTCAAGTATAGGTGGCTACAGCGACCCGAGTTAGGAGGCTAACTTGATGGGAGATGAGAACAGCAAATTATTATGAAGAGGCCACGTTAAGACAGGCACTCAGGCAGGTTGACCAGAGCGAATATTGCTATCAGGCAAGCCTGATTCAGCAGTTGCCGAAATACAAGCAAAGTGAGGTTCAAAAGGAGAGAGAGGCCATAAGGAAGGAATATCTCAACCCGGGATTCAAAAGTTGGTAACTACAACAGAGAAAAAAGTAGACCGCCATATAATTTATACTTCGACATTCGTTAAGTTGAATAACGAATGGCAGAACATGCTCCGGAACTGGGCAAAAACTGGTGTGCTTTCAAAGAGGCGCGTGTTCCTTGAGGGCGGTACGAGTTCTTCAAAGACATACAGCGAAGTTCAGTTGTGTGTCCTGATAGCCTCAAACTGGAAACAGGACCCGTTGATTATCACCGTAGTTTCAGAATCATTCCCCCACCTGAGGACAGGGGCAATGAGGGATTTCAAGGAGATAATGGGGGAGAACTGGAACGACAGGTGCTGGTCGGAATCGAAGTATTGCTACACATGGCCTAACGGATGCCAGCTGGAGTTTATTTCAGGGGACCACCCCGAAAGGTTCAGCGGTCCGAGAAGGCATATTATCCTTTTCAATGAGTTGAACAATATCTCCATGTATGTTTACAGGGAGGCAGACCTCAGAACGAGCATGTTTGTCATGGCAGACTGGAACCCGTATGGTGAGTTCTGGTTCCACGATGAGGAAATGTGGGATGACCCCGAGAATATCTATTACAACGGCCTGACATATAAGGATGCTCCGGATGTGATAAACAAGAGCATCATGGAAACCATCGAATCTTACAGAGATAAGGACCCGAACTTCTACAGGGTACATGCTTTGGGATTGATGGGCAGGATAGAAGGTCTGGTGTATCCGAAGTTTGACCAGGTGGATGTATTGCCGGAAGGCCCATGTGTTTACGGCCTTGACTACGGGTTCTCTTCGGACCCAACGGCATTGGTAAAATGCGTGGTGGTTGGGGAGAACCTGTACTCGAAGGAGTTGCTTTACAAGACAGGGCTGACAAATGAGGACATAGCAAGGGAGATGACGCTTCTCAAGATAGGCCGTGAGCCAATATATGCCGATGCCAATGAGCCGAAGAGTGCGGAGGAACTGAGAAGGCTTGGCTATAATGTCCAGGAAGTTGACAAGGCTGGCATGAGGAAAGGGTACAGGATTCAGAGGGTGAACCAGTATCACCATTTCTGGACAAAGGACAGCCTCAATGGGATT